TAGCCATGTTAGTTGCCATAAAATTTAAATGCGAAGTAATATGTGCTCTGTGGTCCTGACCTTTAAATGCTTGAAAAGGTTTTCCTGTCATTGCCATAATATTTTCTGCAGCTGGGTCCATTGGTTGTGGTGGTTGAGGCGGCGGCAAGATTCTATTTACATCTTTAACACCTATTGCAGTGTACATATCTCTGTATGCTTCATACATATTGTGCATTCCAGGATTTGACATCGCAAGTTGTAATTCTGTTTGAGCTAAAGTTATTCTTTGTGATTGTGAAAATATATTTGGATCTGCAACAGGAAGTATATCAATTTTGTCATCAAAGTCTGCAACCTTAATATTTCTTTGTCCCCCTACAACATCGTAAGGATACTCTGGTGGCAGATAGGTTTTAAATACTTCTGCTAATAAAACAAACTCTTGTTTTAACGCCACATACAATCTTTTATGTATGGCTGACATGACCCTGGAGCCACGCTCTAAGAGGGCAATGGTCGTACCAACAGCTGCCTGCTGGTTGCCGTCACCGACCTGCATGTCAGCTATGGCGGCAAATCGTTGACCTGCTTGAACCACTATACCCATTAATTGTAATAATGTTGCTGATGGTTCTTTGAAAGGTAAAGGCATAAATGCATCTCTGATGTTTCCTCCAGGTGCATCTACATCTCTAAACTCTCCAGGTTGTATCGATTGCGCTTCATCTCTAACACGAATACCTCTTTGTTTAAATCCAGCTGGCATGTTTGAAAATGTACCAGCATCTAACAATTGTCTTAATGCATTCGTTGCAGTTCTTGATAATCCACCAATCATGTGAATTAAGCCAAAACCATAAAAACCAAGTCCTGGTAAAAATTTAAAATGTGAAAAATATTCTATTTTATTTTTTAAAGGGTCTTCAGCTTTATAGTTTCTTCTAATGGATAAAACTTCTCTTGATGATGAGTCAAGTGTTACAATGTAAGGAAGTTTTATTCCTGTTGGGTTTTGCTCCATGTCTTTATCTTCAAAACCTTCAAGATCTATATTTGTGTGAAACTCTAGAATTGTAAACATTTGTTCATCTCTAGTTTTTCTAGTTCCTTCTAACTCTCTTTCTTTTTTCTCTACTTCTGTTTCTTGTGAGTAACCTGGTGTAATTTCTACATCTCTGTAAAAACCAGATACTTGTTTTTTTCTTAAATCATTTTCTGATATTTTTAAAACATGTACGATTGCCTCTGCATCTTCCAAAGACGTTGCAGTGTATGGAACTATCAGATCATCTGCCGGAACAAATTTAGACACGGCTCTGTCAAGAAGTTCATCATAATATACTTTCTTGAAAGCAGAGCCGCTAAGAGGGAGATAAAAAAGTAACTGATCGAACTCGGGTTCATACTCTTTCATCTTATTCATGAGTTGATAGTTC